TGTTTCATAATTCATTGCAGGTGCATAAACCATACCTTTTTCAGCTAAGAAAGATACTTTAGTACCTCCTGGTTCACTTTCTAAACCGTGTAAATATACTATTTTTTTCATAACCTTTATTTTAAAATTGTAATTTCATTTAATGCATCTAACGTTCCTTCGAAACCTGGAATATCTTTAGTTTCTTTTAAGATTGTAATATCTTTATAATTAATTTTACCTGTTGTTCTTTTACCTAACATATCAAAAGTATATAATGTAATACAAGTAGGACCTAATTTATTAATATTCATCCCTCCACCAAGTAAAATATCGTCTTCACGAATAGAATCACCTGATTTACTAACTTTAAATATTTTTGGAAAATCACCCCACTCATTATTTTCACCACCTCTTCGGTAATGATTGATTCCTTCTACAGTAAACTTAACATTTCCTTTTTCAATAATTTCTTTAATATTTGACATAACCTTTATTTTTAAATTAATCGTTCGAACCATTCGAACACGTAAATATACGAAAGATAGCCCGGGAAGCCAAGCTTCCCACGCATTACTTTTATCCACCTATTTCCATCTGTAGAACAGCCTCGTGGTGTGCGTGCTCTGAATAGAGTCTAAGATTTAAATAATCACCAAATTTTGAATAATCACCTATATAATCCATATCTTCTCTAATATCTTTATCATATGAAAAACAAAAATCATATTCCTCTTTTGTGAGGTATTCTTTTGTATTCATAATCTCTTCAAATCGATTGAACTCTTGTTCTGCAAAATAAACTTCTTCTGGACTCATCATATAACCTTTATTTTTAAATTAATCGTTCGAACCATTCGAACACATAAATATACGAACTTTATCCCGGGAAGCCAAGCCTCCCCTGCATTATTTTTAACAATTGTTAACATCATCTTCTCCACGTTTTTCATGGTCATGTTCGGAGTATACTCTTAAATTTAAATAAGCACCATAACTACTATAATCACCTATATAAGAGGTATCTTCTCTAATATCTTTGTCATATGAAAAACAAAAATCATACTCCTCTTTTGTGAGGTATTCTTTTGTATTCATAATCATTTCAAATCTGTTAAACTCTTCGTTTGCGAAATACTCTTCTCTTGGACTCATCATATAACCTTAATTTTAAATGTTGTGCTTAATCGCTCAACGTGATAAATATACGAACTCTAGCCCGGGAAGCCAAGCCTCCCGCGCATTACTTTTAATTATTTTTATATAAACACATCACAACCACCATTTTCATGGTAAGTAATATATTCAATTAATTCTTCTATTTGGTGGGTTTTATTACTAAAGGTTTTGTTTTCTAATTCATCCCCTTCAAATACTACTGTTGGAGTAAACTCTATTCCTTTACTAAAATCAATTTTTACATTTGTTTCTGTGTAACTATCCATAACCTTTATTGTTTTTAACTGCTCGAACCATTCGAACACGTAAATATACGAAAGATATCCCGTGTAGCCAAATTAGCTCACGGGAGTCTTTAGAAATTTATACTTTTCTTTTAGAAGTAGTGATAAAAGTTTGAGTATAAGGGGTTGGTTTTGGGTTTTCAATGTCAAATAATGCTTTAACATGGTTAAATATTTCTATATTTTCCTCTTGAGTACGAGACGACTCATATACTTCCCAATTTTTACCTTTTAAACGTTTACCTTTTTTGTCTTCACCTCTGGATTTAGATTTTAACCATAAAACTCCAATACGATCTATTTTTTTACCATAACATTCTTCATAGCACTGGGCATATACCGCACTTTGTAAATCATAAGTGGTTTGTAAATGGTTAGATGTTTTAAAATCTATAATCCAACGTTCAGTTTTTCCATTGAATTCCAATTCACATACTAAATCACAGGTACCTGCTACTTTAATTTCATCAGAAAATAGGTGTACTTCTGCTTCTATTAATGTTGGATTGTATGTTTCCCAAAAATCTACAAATCTAAGGAACATTTGCCAAACGTGGGATGGCATTTTTGGATTTCCATTGTCATATAAGAATGTGATTTCTTTCCCGTTTAACCAATCCTCAATCATTTCATGTACTTGTGTGCCCTCTGCAGCTGCTTTTTTAACAATATGTTCAGAAGCAAAACCTACTTTTTTAAGCCAATCTTCAAAATATTTACCTTTTGGGTAAGAACTTAAAACATGAGTAATTGAGGGGTAATAATTTCCATTACGTCTATAATACCTAGAATCAGGCATTGTAACTTGTTGATAATCATCTGAAATTTCTAATAATCTTTTATATGATTTTTTTATCATAATGATAATTTATGTTCCATCAAGTCATAGTAGGTTAATGGAATCGTATTTTGAATAAGTTTAGTGAAATTTTCGAAACCCATTTCACTTGGGTCCTTATCCTGTAGGTCTACAAGATAGACTTCTTTACCTTCCGCCATTAATCGTTCGCAGAATTTTAAAGCTTGTTTTATTGCATCCCTATCTAATGCAATATAAATTTTATCTACTACAGATGTAACTATTTTTTTCATTAAACTACTCTGTATGTTTTTCCCTAATAATGGGATTGCGTTTCTTTTTATAGCCATAGCATCAAATAACCCTTCACATAAAATTACTGGTACATTCCAATTTATTAAATGTTCATTAGGGACTATATCTCTGGATGCTGATGGGTTTCTGTATTTAATATATGGGTCTTTTTCAAATGAACGAGCAGTAAAATAATTTAATCTACCATCCATATCATATGTTGGTATAATAATCATATTTTTATATAAACCCTCTTTACAATAACCTATATTATACTTGAGAATATCGTATTTACTCACGTGTCTATTTTTTAGGTACGAGAGTGCGTGTCTAGATATAATATCGCTAGTATTAACGTTATTTAGGCTAATATATTCAGTAGGTAATACAACACTAGATACAACTTGTGTTTCTTTTATGGATTTTGAAGTTTTAACTAAAGATTTAAGTTCAGCAAATTTTTCAGGTATTGTCTTTAATTGTTTAAATAAAGAGTAAATGGTAGTACCTCTAGCATCACAAGCCCAACAATGCCAAGGATTTTTACCTTCACGATTTTCAGTTAAATTAACTTCTAATTTAGGTTTATGGTGATGACATAAGGGACAATGATACGCATAATTGTTTCGAGCAGTTGCTTTCCCCGAACCCAATACTGAATTTACTAATGTAACTAATAATTGGTTTACCATAAATGGTAATATATGAAACTATATTGTGTCTCCCACGAGACTTTCAAAATCTAGACCTTCTAAGTCTTTTGTAAAAAATTTGCCTAAAATATTATCGTTAAAAAACTCATCTGGTTTTTCTAATACCTCATATAACATCTGGTATTTGATTTCGAAATAGGTAAGTTGTTTTTTTGATTGTACACATTTTAATATTGTACGTTCAAATTCATCTTTTTTACCTTCAACTAATAACTGTTTAATATCTTTTTGGGAACCATAATATGTTTTCCAATCTGATTCTTTAACTACTAATTTATATGAAGGTCGTCTACCAACTATTCCAGTTAAAGCCGCAAGTTCCTTTTTACCTAATTTTTTCTTTTGATTATGAAATAATACTTTTTTCCCGATATATGATTTGCCCGTAGGTTTATGTGTTGTCATATAGACAAAACCAAAAGTGTTATCTGGGAATTGAGTAATATCTCCTATTTCATTCGTTTTATAGGTCCAACTCATGTTTTTGTTTTAAAGTTAATTATAAATATTATCAAAAACTTTTAAATAAACAAGCTATTATACAAATGCTAATTTACAAATTGCTGTACCATTAGGGCTAAAATATAAACATCCAGCACCTACTGAACCTGAGTTCCATATTGCTCCTTCAGTTAAGGGTGAAGGTGTTGTAGAACGTGTGGATAAATTCATTACAGCATTTGCAGTTGTAGAACCTGTTATATAAAGATTATTTACAAATGTTGTACAAGCAGCTGATGAAGATATATTTGTTCCCACAATAAAGGATCTACAATGAGTTGATTGGATGTGATTACAAGCACCACCAACTATTGCACTAAATTCTGCTGAAGCCGTATTATTAAAACCTCCTACTACTGAAGAGTTAATACCATTAGTTTGGTTAGATGATCCACCTCCTACAAAACTACAATTTGCACAACTACAGTTACCATCACCACCTACTACTGAACTGTGGTCTGCACAAGCTTTATTATTTCTACCACCACCTATAAAAACATATTCACCATTAACAGTATTGGTACTACCTCCTCCTATGGTTGATAAGCATGAATTAGATTCTATTACATTGCATTGACCTCCACCAATAAAACTACAAACAGCATCACTACAAACTTTATTTTCACGACCTCCAACAACACTAGAATTACTAGCACCATTTGTTGTTTCATTTTTACAACCATTACCTATAAAGGAAAGTGCTGCTGAAGCAGTGTTTTGTTCACCACCTACTATTGAAGTAAAGTTACCTGTACTGGTAACTTGGTTACTGAAACCTCCTACTACAGATGAACGAGAACCATTAGTTTGGTTTCTATCTCCACCTCCTACAAAAGAACATACTCCTGATGCTGTGTTTAAGATACCACCTACAATTATTCCAGCACAACCCTCAATATAATTTCTTTCTCCACCCCCTATAAAACTACAATTTGCTGATGATGTGTTTCTAGTTCCACCTCCTATAAAGCTATATTCTGCTGAAGATGAATTGAGGAAACCTCCTACAATTGAACTATTTTCACCTCCAACTTCATTTTGCTTACCACCTCCTATAAAAGAACATGCTCCTGATGCTGTGTTTAAAGTACCACCTACAATAGTTGAAAGAGCAGCTGAAGTAATGTTTGAAGAACCACCTACAACGATTGAATTGTTTCCACCTGCTATATTTGATGCACCACCTCCTATAAAAGCACAATATCCAGAAACGGTATTATTTAAACCACCTACAAGAGTACTATGATATCCAGAATTTGTATTATTATCACCACTTACAATAACATTACTAGAAACTCCAGAAACAGAATTATTCCTTCCACCTACAATAACATTACTATAAACTCCAGAAATGGTATTATTACAACCACCTCCTATAAATGCAAAACCATAACTTGTTATACAGTTATTGACACCTCCACCTATAAAAGTATTTTTAAAGGAAGGTCCAGAATAACCACTTGTAGTACTATTATTTTCTCCTCCAACAATTACACTTCCATTTCTAAATGTATCATCAATTTTATTATTAGATCCACCTCCTATAAAAGTACATGCTGCTGAGGCTGTGTTTAGAGTTCCACCTCCTATAAAACTACAATTTGAATTAATTTTATTGTTATTACCAGAAGCAATTGCAGAACTAACACCAGTGTTATCAAATGTACCAAATTTTGAGGGAATTATATTATTATTACTTGAGCCTGTTCTATAAACTTCATTATCATTATCTTGAATACTACTAGTAGACATTTTAAATATTTGACCTGTAGTATCATCATATGTTAATACAAAATCTCTTACTTGGTTATTAAGATTAATAGGTTCAATAAATTGTGAACCTGTTACTTTAAAAGACCCAGATACTGATATATCGTAAGCAACTTGATTAGTTGAAGAAAA